GAACTCAGAATATAGTCTCGATCAACCAAAATCTTTCCTCATAATTCAGCTTTCTTAGAACCAATAAGGTCCGAAAGAATTCGAATTTGGAGAGAGATTGGAAGCCTATCAGTCGCAGCAGAAAGATCATACCCGAAAGATTTCCCAAAACGTAAGGCTTTCTCCTTTGCCCTCATAACTGAGAGGTTCTGGTCGAAAGTACCATCGTTAGGTAAATTCTTAAGGAATTTGAAAATAAAGTCATGCAGCGGTTTCAACATTGATTGAGTTCAAATGTCGACCATTGCAAAGACCCTAACTTTCCCTGCGGCTTCCTCTTTACAAGACAGCTTTCCTAACGGAAGAGCTGGCGGTAAGGAGTCCACTTGCAAATTAGAGCACATGGTAAAGTAAGCTTTAAAACGTGCATTACTTCAGCTATCCCCCATATATTCTAAAAAATTAGAATACATTTGAGGAAAGTGAAGACGCATTATTAAAGGAGTTACAAACCATGAACCCCAACTCACACGCATGTGAGGAGATGCTTTCTCATTCGGCAATAGTCACACTTCTTTATCAAAAATACGGAAATCAAATCGATCGATAAACTTCCCTATAACATAGGAAAGTTTGTTGGATCCCATTTGAAGACCATACTCTGATGCAGAAGTATCTTCTGTTATGGTGCTTAATTTAAGAGTACCAGGAATCCTAATTACACGGTAGATGGAAAACATTGTTAACCACCACTGTATAACTTCGGGATTTCCCCGTCGTATTGACCGACGGTCTTCAATTGGTATAAACCTAGGAAGACCATTTGCCAAACGCGGTAACATAAGGGTAGGCTCTATCTCTCTCAAAGAGGAGACGGGACTACCGGCTATGTACTTTTGGATAGCTAGAGTAGAACTCTTTAAATATTTCACTGTCGTACTTGATCCATGTCTTTTGGACATAATCAATATGTACCGTGTAAATGTTTGGAGCTGTTTAAGTCGCCGAGTTACTTTCACTGTTCGAGGAAAGACAGCGTAAACAATACGCCATCCTAAACCTCTTACCAGTGCTGGCAATTCGTGTGAATTACCTAGCGAAACCATCGGTTCCGAAACGTTACTGTCCTTAAAACTTTTAAGTATAGAAATAAATTGTGTATATTTCATAGTTTATTATATATTTATCAGCTTAATCTTTTGATTCTCCTCTAAAAGGAAATCGAAAGAAAAGGGGATTTACAGATGCACCGAAAGGATTGCAATGATATCCCCTGACGTTGAGTCAAGAGAGGAAACACTTTATTCAAAGTAATTCCTACAACCCTAATGGGTGATTAGAAAGAAGAAGACGTTTGTAATACTACAAATAACGTATCTCATCTAATCCGCACCTTGACATTTCGTCGCCCCTTTCCCTAAGATTCCGTTTATTATAGAATCCAAGGCAAAGAAACAGTAACGCTTGCGAAAAACGACTCCGCTGTTCCCGGAAGGGGACGGCAGGTCGAAAGTCACTAGCGCTCGCAACCGATCTGGAAGTTACTGGTATAACTTCTGATCTTCGATTGCTAAGATGACAAACTAAATTGGATACTGAGTCCGGATCCCCGTCTAAACAACGGTACCGGCCAGTTCCCTCAAAGGTTCGCCTTTGAAAACCACTAGGGTTTTCCAGTTATCCTGTAACTGGAGTTTCCTCGGAGATGTAAA